GACTTCACTTGTCTTACCCAAGCGCGCATAGCATCAACATCCTTAGGATCTCTTGATGGTCTAAGACTTTCAAGCGATTCGAATGTTGGTACACGTGGTATTGAGGATATTTCCTCAAACACCTCGTCTACAAGAACCAGAGGATCCATAGGATCCTCAGGATTATTAGCAGCATCGAGTACAAGCTTCAGCTTGGCCTCAATGTTGTCAATAATTTCACTACATTTCAATTGAACTGTAGGAATTCTTATACTATGTCCGCTAGGGTGAGCTGCGGTAAACTGGTCTGCCGTAAATGTTACACCCATGCCAAGGTCCTCTACTCCGACCCCCAGGTCCTCTGCCTCATACAGAGTATAATCTGTTTGAGAAGAGTCCTGGGATGCAATCCCAAAGAACAGCTCATAGCTGTCTTTGATTACCGGCCATATTGACTGGTAATAGAATAAGTCTACTTCTGACTGATCACCGTAAACAAACAATGTGTTCGTATGATCGGGTTTATACCCCCTCACGCGAGCCCAGCTCTTTGAAGGTGCGATACCTTCGGGGAGCAGGCCCCTAGTGTACTTAGGAAGTACATAGGGATCTTGCATGTTTGCGAGCCAGTCAGACCACCTTATTCTCGATTGCATGAGAGCCTCAAATCTTTCCCTACATAGATTTAATCCTGATCGGATCAAAACTATGGACAGGCCAAATTTGAGATCTCTCACGAGAGTAGATTCTCTTAGTGCCTGGCCTCTCTGGCTTCCAACTAACGCCTGTACCTTGTTTTGCAGAGCAAACAAGAAGGGTTGAAATTTGGACTCTCGGAACCCGAGGTTGTGTAAAACACGACCTCCGACACCGAGGGCACTAGTCAGAGCTGCTTGGCACACACTTCCCAATTTCCCTTGTCGCCAAAATTTGACAGAGCGAACGTAGTTCTCTCTCCGAATTAGGTGACGAAGGAAACTAGCTATGGTTTCTTTTCCCATTAGCCAGCCTCTTGAAACGGCTCTTAGAGCCATTTCGATCCGTTGGGAGGACGATCGGATCCCAAGTTCCTCACGGAGGGACATGGGAGAGATCGACACTCCTTTATAGAACACTTGTGAAGCAAAGATAAAACAATGCCCCACAAGAGTCTTCGGGATCGAGGTTGGGACGTGTAAGCTTCTACAGATGTCTAGGTACTCCTCCGCGACCTTCTGTTCTCCAATGACGATATCGTCTCCTAGGACACGATACTCCTGAAATTTGAGAATGGCCGTATGTCCGCTTTTCCAAGCGGCATATAGCGCTAGTGCATGATGCACCAGTGCCATGGAAGCCCATGAGGACAGAGTCCCC